TCCACACCTCCCGGTAATCAACCTATTTTTATTGTGGAATGCCTTTTTGTGTGCGGGCGTCTATATACTTTTGTGAAGCAGGTATGCGTGCTTTAAATTTAATGGCGACTTGTTGAGGGGTAACAGGCCAATCCTCCGGTGGAAAATTGACAAATTCTGGTTCAAGCTCAACTTCATGTACATAATGTTCATAATAGTGGCACCAAGAAGGTTCAATGTTACTAAAAAGATTCGGAATTGGTTTCAGTTCGTTACAATTATTAAAATAGTCCTCATACTTATACTGGGTCATAAGATCAACACCATACAATTGCTGCATCAAGTGACGAGAACCCAATCTCGGTTCCCTGAGCAACAAAGGATGTTTCATAGCTTCTTCCAGCTGTTCCTTTTTGTACGAGTCTAATCTGTCCAAGGCAACCCTCATATCATACGACTTTGTAACTCTAAGGAGATAATTTGCAAACGCCGACAATATAGGTGTTGCCTGGTACTGATAGCCCACAGAAAACGCTTTGGCCCTGAGAAGTCCCATTTTGAGACCTTTCCTGGCGTAAGCATACTCATAAGGCAACCAACCTGTACCAGCCAACACATATCTCGGGTCTGTCATAACTGTGAGGTCATCCATATGGAAGACCTGTCCACAAAATGAGGTAGTCTCCAACCCCTGATGATAACCAATAGTGACATCAAAACCTAACTCCCGATAATAATCAACACTCGGCGCTATCTTAGACCATAACGCCAAACAATCATCCCCTTCTACGATAAATTCTACAAATTGCTCTGTTATGTGCGCAAAATATTCATGAATGCACACATTCGTCAACCCATTAAACAATGAAGTAGTCAGTTCACCACTAAACCGCGAAACATCAGCCATATGGATGCGAAAATTCTTATTACGAAGAGTGGTTCCCATAGAACCACCACACCAACGACGAAAATCAGCCATGTACTGTACAGCACCAGGAAGATGTTGAATCATATGCCACAAAAACACAAATTCAATTCCCTCCTTGATGTAGCTTGTAAATGAACACTCAAATGAACTAAAATCTGAGTCTGTCATGTCGATTTTTTCCGTCAAATTTTCTTTCATCTTCATCAAAAACGCAGGCCTCTGCGGAACAGGAACTTTCTTTATGAACCATTTCTTTTTATAAACTACTTCCTCAATTTTGGCAATGACCGGACCGAACCGAAGCTTGGCAATGTCAGATGGCGAATTGATAACTCGGGAATGCGCATATTTAACATAATTTTCTTTTTTACAAAATATCCCAAATTGCCAATCCTTTTCCTTCATAACACCGTCCTGCTTGGTCCAGTCATCCCACATTTGTTTCTTCTTCTTTTCCGAATAGGGTCTCGACTGCAAATATCTAAAAGGGTCAATATCAGTATCAGGAGCCAACGGCTCAAAATTTTTTTTGAA